GGAAACCAACAATTATCTAATATAAACTCAATCCAACAGGATAATAATACTGCTAACGGAGCTTATACTGATACAGTTAATTTAGTAGAAGTAGCACTTTCCCCCACAAACCAAATTAATGATGATATCATTGATTCATTGGGTTATTTTAACATTGGTGAATATATTGGTGATCCTCGTTTAAATTTAACAAGCTCAAATACATATCCTGATCTAGTAGACTTAAGTAATGATTATTTCTTAAAATACACTGGCAATTATGACTGGAATGATTTTATTAGATTAATTAAATTCTTTGATAATTCATTATTCAAGCTAATCAAGGATTTTGTACCTGCTAAAATTTCAGCAGCAACGGGTATTACTATTAAACAACATTTATTAGAAAGAAATAAGTATACTGAACCACAGGTCTCACGTTCTTTCCACGAATTAACAGGTAGTATAGGCCAAATACCTTATTTATTAGATGGCCAAAGAGCATACTCAGCCTCAGATGATTACCAATCATTCCCAATTGTAATACCTTCAGGTTCACAAGGAGGTACCTTACCTAATTTTGTATTAGATACCAACTATACAGATTTTGATTATCCTGGGGCTATTAACGTAACTCAAAGCTGGGTAGGTTCAAATGTTACTCCATTTGGATATGAGTTGTATACCCAAGATGATGCTAGAGAATTTATTGATGGAGAATTTAGTGGTTCAACTTTAGTAGTTACTACACAAAGTTTGAATCCAAATAACCCATACAAATCAGCTAGCACAGTTACCTTATCCTATATTTCATCTGGATCCTCAAATACTGATCCTTTACCTGGAGAATTTTACTGGAATCCTGGGACTGTAGCTAATGGTAATCCACCAATATTACAAGGAAGTGGAGTTGATGAAATATATATTAATGAAACTGATAATAATGGTCTTTTAATAGAATCTGCTCTATCTAATTTAGGTCCTGGAGATACAATGACATTTACTATTAGAACTGAATTCACAGATCCATTTGGTCCTGCTAGTCCTCCTTTTAATCAAACTCTAACTCAAACTATTGGAGAAATTTCTACATTCTCTCCTCAAGTTTGGAGGATTAAATTCATTAATTTTCCTGCTATCTCTTCTCCAATTTATGATCTTGGATTAGGATTAAATGTAACTTCAAATACTGTATTTGATCCTTTTATTAATACCCCGGCATTTGATTACTCACCCTTTAATGCTGTTATTAATAATGCCTTAATCCCAAGACAAAGTGAAATTTTCTGGGATTTAGATTACCAATCAAATGCTATTCAAGCAGTTAACCAACAAGCAATTATAACTGCTTCCCAACAAAATGGTAATTTACCTAAAGCCTTTGTCCAAGATTATAACTATCAAGCAGCAGGTATTAGAAATCGTAATTATATTGGATGTGAAAATACAGTAGAAGCCTATAATACAGGCAGTGGATTTAACTCCCAAATATCAGCAGGAACTTATATAGGCTTTTACAGTAGAGTACAAGCTGTAGGTAACTTTGCTAATATTTGGATTACACATTTAATAACTCCTGATAATGTTGTAATAGCTAATACTCAAGATGAACAATGGGTTAATTTATTAGAGTCTAATTTCTGTAAAGATGCTAATGAAAACCCAATTGCTTATTCTTTACCTTTTTCAAGTTCTATAGATCCGCAAATCTTCCCTAACCTCCAAGTAATTACTGGCACAGCCGGGAACGTATATCTTAGAGCATCTGGTAGTTCTGCTTTTACTGGAGAGTATGGAAAAGGTGGAGGTATGATTTATCCTAATGGACTTACACTTACTTCTGCTAATACAAATCTCCAAAAAGGATTTACTACATTAAGAAACGCAGGAGTTATAACCGCAGGTACAGGAAATTAAAATAAAACTTGGCAAACTTTAAAATTAACATATATTTATAACAAAATACGTATTAAAAAATGGGATATTTAAATAATTCTGTAGTAACAGTTGATGCTATCTTAACAACAAAAGGCAGAGAGTTACTAGCTAAAAACGATGGTACTTTCCGTATCACACAATTTGCATTAGCAGATGACGAGATTGATTATACTTTATATAATCCAACACACCCCTCCGGCTCAGCTTACTATGGTCAGGCAATTGAAAATATGCCTTTATTAGAAGCATTTCCTGAGGAAACTCAGATTATGAAGTATTTACTTACTACACTTCCACGTGGTACAGCTAGAATGCCTATCCTTAACGTCCCAGCTTCGATTGTAATTAAACAAGGTGCTTCACAAGCTATTACTCCACAAACCCTAAACTATTCAGGTGGTAATCAAACCGAACAAGGAGGCTACACAGCCACAATTTCGGATGTTAGATTATTTACTACATTCCAAGGTGTAGGTGTAGAAACAGCAGCTACTACAGCATTGAATACTACTTCAACTACTACATTAGGTACTAACGTATCAGCAACAGTAGTTGGAACTACAATTAATATCACAGCCACTACGATTAATACGCTATTTGGTAATAACAACGCTTTATATGCTACATTAACTATTATTGGTAGAGATTCAGGAGCACGTGCTCAAATCCCAGTAACAGTAACTAAAGTATCAGCTCAATAAAATATAAATTATGTCATTCAATAGATTAGTAGCCGACGATTTTGTAGTATCAGCTGATAGCATCACTGCAGGTTTATGGACCGATAGTGAAACCCCAGAAATTACTACATTTTTTACCTCATCCACTCAAGCTAATGGGTCCTCAGGTAATTATTATTTAAATGTATTTTCAAATGCTGCAACTTCTTCTTTAGAATTTGCTGTTACTTACGGTAACCAAGCCGGAAGTGGTAGTGTAGCATACAACACAGATGTAGATGGTAAATCACCTTCATCAACTGTATTTGGTCAATACCGTACTTTAGTATTAGGTGATGAAAATGCATCTTTCTCTTTTGGTGGTATTACATCATCAGATTTCTGGGCTATCTCAGTAGAGAGAAGTAGATATAAAGAATCTCTATTCCCAGGTTCTACAACTTTACTATTAAGTAATGGTGGAGATACAATCTCGTTAACTGATAATAGCCAAGTAGTAAACTCAGTAGTATTTAACGATGCAGGTAGAGTTTTCCAATTAGTTTCAGGATCAGCTGGTAATGTTAATACAAGTTTAAATAACCAAGGTTACAGTACCGATTCAGGTTCATACGGTTGGTTCTTACCAGATATTGCTACTTATATTTTAAACCCAAGAGCATTAAGTAATGATTTTGCTGATGGGGGTATTGGTTTAGATGCTACTTTAACTTCAGCAACAAGTTCTACAACTAATCCAAACCCAAATTTAATGTTTGTTGCTATTAAAGATGGTGCTTCATTTACAGCTAATTCACAAGAAACAATTACTTCGGATTATGTGTTCTGTAGACCTAGAAGCTCAGAATATAACTATTCAGAAAACCCATCATTTATTTCGGGTTCAACTGGTGAAGTATTGTACCCATTGTTTATTAATAGCCCAACTACTTATATTACAACAGTAGGTTTATATAATGACACTAACGAATTGTTGGCTGTAGCTAAATTATCAAAACCATTACAGAAAGATTTTACTAAAGAAGCATTAATACGCGTGAAGCTAGACTTCTAATGAATGAGCGCTTGGAAACAATTTTTATCACAAGACATTATAGTCGAACCGTTTGAGTTAAACAAAAGTTTTTCTTTTCCGGTCTCCCAATTTACTGATTCTAATGTCGATATTGATCGATTTTTAGGTATTAATGGGAACTTTGAATTTACCCAATCATTAACGGGTAATAACAATGACCAATATCAAGTTTTAATTTATAACTCCGCTAAGGAGTTATATTATTCTAACTTCCTTAGTTCTTCATACGGTTCACCTCTACAAACACAAAGTTTATTTCCTGGAGATACTACAGCAGGTGATGTATATGTAGGCAACCCAGACTCATCAGGTAGATATGAGAATTACTTACAAACTACAACAGATGGGGTAAGATATTTTCCTACAGGTTCTAGTAATAAAATAGTTACTTTATCTATTCCTTCTCGTTTATATGGAGATTATATCCAACCTGGTTCATTTGTTTATACTTGTGTTAGTGAATCTATCTCCCATACAATAACAGATGATAGCCAGGGTAACTTATATGTTAATGGAAGTTTTTGTGGTAACATTATTTATCCTCATGGTATAGCAGTATTCACATTTTTAATGGATAACAGACCACCAACTCCAGAAGGGTATGGTATTTCAGAATACGAAGAAGATATATACGGGGGTGGTATTACAGTGGGTCAATTATTATCTACTAATGCTACTTGTTCATTCTCAAGTTCATTTACTATATACGAAACACAGTATAAAGCAACAATCTCCCCTAGTGAATTTAATTTCACTCAAAACCCATCTGCCTTATCAGGTTCTAATGGGTATATTTATGACTATCTAACAAGTTCTTATTTTGATCCGTACGTAACTACTGTTGGTTTATACGACGAAGCCCAAAATTTATTAGCTGTAGGAAAATTATCTCAACCACTTCCTACCTCAAGAACAACAGATACTACTATATTTATAAACATAGATAGGACATAAAACCATGAAAGGACAAAACATATTAAAAGATATATTCGTTACAGGCAGTGATGAGATAGCACAAGGTCAAATCATTAATGCTTGGCATGTTTCTCAATCTGTAGTTTCTCTTACAGGTCAAGAAAATTACGATATCTCAGTTAGTGGTAGTTTTACTATTAGTGGTTCTCTTTATCAAGAAAACCCAACCGACGCCCCTTCTCCCCTAGGTTCAGTTCATAATATCGTTGTTAGAAGCTCTACTACAGGAGAATATATGTTATGGCAAGATGCTCAAGAAAATACTTCAGGTACATCAGGCTCTTCAGGTACCTCAGGTATTTCAGGTGTAAATGGTTCATCTGGTTCATCAGGTACTTCTGGTTCTTCAGGCACATCGGGTTCATCCGGAACTTCAGGTTCATCAGGTTCATCAGGTTCATCAGGCACTTCAGGTAATAATGGTACCTCAGGTTCATCAGGTACTAGTGGTGTTTCGGGTGTAAACGGTTCATCCGGCTCCTCAGGTACTTCTGGTACAAATGGCTCATCTGGTTCTTCAGGTATTTCTGGTTCAAGTGGCACTTCAGGCAGTTCAGGTTCATCTGGTATTTCAGGCTCCTCAGGTACTTCTGGCACCTCAGGTGTTTCAGGTGTAAATGGCTCATCAGGTTCATCAGGAACATCTGGTATTAATGGCTCTTCAGGTTCATCAGGAACTAGTGGTTCTTCAGGTACTTCAGGTTCATCCGGCATCTCGGGTTCATCTGGTACATCAGGCTCTTCAGGCACCTCAGGTGTTTCAGGTATAAATGGCTCATCAGGTTCTTCAGGTACCTCTGGTATTAATGGCTCCTCAGGTTCATCTGGCTCTTCTGGTAGTTCTGGTATCTCAGGTTCATCGGGTTCATCAGGTACCTCAGGTTCATCAGGTACTAGTGGTGTTTCGGGTGTAAATGGTTCATCTGGTTCTTCAGGAATCTCAGGTTCATCAGGAACTTCAGGTTCATCTGGTTCTTCAGGAATTTCAGGTTCATCGGGTTCATCAGGTACCTCAGGTTCTTCAGGTACTAGTGGTGTTTCGGGTGTAAATGGCTCATCAGGTTCTTCAGGTACCTCTGGTATTAATGGCTCCTCAGGTTCATCTGGCTCTTCTGGTAGTTCTGGTATCTCAGGTTCTTCGGGTTCATCTGGAACTAGTGGTTCAAGTGGCACTTCAGGAGTTTCTGGTGTAAATGGTTCATCTGGTTCTTCGGGTGCCTCAGGCTCATCTGGCTCTTCTGGTAGCTCAGGTATCTCAGGAAGCTCAGGCTCTTCAGGTACTTCTGGTTCATCAGGTACTTCAGGTGTTTCGGGTGTAAACGGTTCATCTGGTTCATCTGGTTCATCGGGTTCGTCTGGTACTAGTGGAGCTACAGGTTCATCTGGTTCCTCAGGAACTTCAGGCACATCAAGTGTTGCTTCTAGAATGATATTAACATCATACCCATCATTTACTACTTCGGTTT